TCGATCATTGTACCAAAGTATAGACGAAAAGTCAAGCCCTGTTTTCCATTTTTTTCAAAAAAAGCGCCAACTTTTTGTTTTTCCATCTCTAGTACTATCTTAGATACATCTCTTTTGAAGAGATATTCTCTTTGATTCTTTTTTACTTTCCAATCTTCGTATCGTCTGGATGCCTGTATATCAAACAATCCACCCCATCGTTCTCCAGATACAAAGTTTGCGACCAAGAAATCTATTATTTCCTCGCGTCTATAATCCCTAGCAAGTTTCTTTATAGATACCATATCCTTTCTTTTCTTGAAAGTTTCTGGTTTTACTCTAACCTTCCCCTTATATTTCACTACATCATATGACTTAGTAGTAAAATGAAGTTTAATCGCTAGGTATAGTTTATAAACTTCATAGGGTTCAATCATATGGGTAACTTACAAGGTTTCTGTCCCTTAACTAAATTAAGACCAATTGCTTCTGCTTTGATTTTTTCTTTGAGCGATGCTGTAAGTAATTTCTTAACACTTTCTATTTCAATTTCTTTCCTAGTGCAATATTCTACTAAAACATCTATATAGTTTCCACCTTGAACTGCTCGTTTCTCTATATGTTGTGAGAACTCTGCTGAGGTTTGAAACTCCCTAGTAACCATAAAAACATCACTAAGTTTTTCTTCTTTTTCGTCATTATCAACTATCAATTTTGGCATATTTCTTTTCCACTTTTCTTAAATCTTTGTTTACATTATGTAATATTCGTTCTTCTTCAAAATCACTTTTCCATTTTTTAATGTAACCTATAACATCATACTGTGGTTCAATATATGGGTTTGGGGCTTCTGTAACTTCCGCCTCTCCCTCTTTATCAAACTCATGGACAATACTATGGTCAAATGCTTTTGCTACATCCATTATACTAACTGGATTACCAGAACCCAGATGAACATTTTTAGGTTTATTCTTTGTAGTTAACAACTGCAATATACCATCAATGACATCATGAATGTGTGTAAAGTCTCTTTGTTTTTTACCACTACCAAATATCCTAAGAGGTTCATCTTTTTCTACGCATTTTTTAAATGCACGAACTACTGTACTATATTCACCATAGTCAGCTTCTCTTGGGCCATATACATTATAGAAATATAGCATATGGTATTCTAGTTTGTATATCTTGTGATAAAGTTGTAAGATTTCCTCACTGACACATTTGGAAAATGTATAAGGATTTTCTTGATGATGAAGAAACTGGGTACTAGAAGAGGCAGCGAAAAACAAAGGGATTCGTTCTCTTCGTGCGTACTCAGCAACGACCATCGTTGAATTGAAGTTATTTGTGATAGTCCCAAATGGGTCTTTCTGTGATAACCTAATTCTAGGCGTGGCGGCTAGATGAAATATTGCGTCAAATTTCCCAACTGGGATTGCTGAAGCAACATCTTGGTGTAGATACTCTATATTCTTACTTTCAAGTTTAGTTTTACCAACTCTCATATCATCGATGACAAGGACATTTTGTCCATGTAAGACTAGTGCCTCAACTAAATGTGAACCTATAAATCCACATCCACCTGTCACGATAAAATTATGAGTTTGTTTTTCAGTCATTAATAACTTACTGTATAAAATATATGATTATCTATTTGTACTGTTTTCGCCATATGTTGCGCCCAATGTGGTTCGACATAATCTGCATGATAAAACAAACTACCGTCTGTAATATCTTGATACCTATTATACCACACATCTATTGCCAAGTCAATTATTTTTTCATAAGATTTAAAATCTTGTACCATGTCTGGTTTACCATCACAGTACCAACTAAATTGACATCGATGCCTAATCGGAACCATCATTCCATTATCTCTCCAAGACGGTTTATGGTGTCCTTGATAAACAACTCCACAAACGGTATCTGGATATGCATTACTTTTAACACGATTCAAGGTTACGAAAGCAACTGCAAGTTTACCTTCTTTGCTTTCGCCCCTTGCTTCATGATAAATGTTAACTGCAAGACAAGAGACCTCTTTTTGGTCATAGTAAATAGATTTATCATCTACTACTGTCTCATCCTTCAAACTATCATAATAGTTATTAGGTGCATCCACAGGCCACAAACAAAGTGACGCTGTGGTCACGGCGGTTAAAAACCAATTATACATTTGTAAGAACTGTTATTTAAAACGGTATCTTATCAAATGCAGTATCAAGAAAATCTAACCAAGATTTTCGGTCTTTAATCCATGCTCCAATTACAACTCCTAATATAAGTCCAGTAATTAACCACATATCTTCCTCCTTCTCTTTATGAGATAAAAAATGAGACAGTATTCTGGTGCTAGGAACTGTCTCAAGAACCCCGAGCAATTAAGCCGCTATGGCATAATCCTCATAAGCAGTATTATTTTCTGCATTTATAGTTTTGTCGCACTTACGGTAGCTCCGACACCGAACGCTCCACTCCTCTAATGAATTCCAGTCGATCCTACTCGCCCCCATCAAAAAAAGACTAAGTAAATGATTCCAGAAACTAAGGTGATGTCTGCAATGATACTCCAAAGAATATACATTCTGAACACCCACTTTCCGGCATCTTTTACCATAACTAATCTCCTTTTGGTGGAGGCGGAGGGATTTGCACCCTCGTCCTGTAAACCGTTCAACTTGTTTCATCGCGTTAATTTATTTATAATACCAAATTACAGTCCAAATGTCAAGCATTATTTTCGTACAAGTCTCGACATTCTAGCAAATACTCCGTGTAATTGTCACGATGTTCGACAAACAACTGTGGTTCTTCATCTTGTACACCAATGATAATTACAGAATTTGTAATTGGTACTCCTGTCCTTTCTTCAAACATGATAGCATAAGCAGCACATTGAGCAAAGTAATTTTTGATATAGGATTTCTTTTTGAGTTTTGCAGATGTTTTGAAATCGATTATGGACAACTTTCCTTCATATTCAGCAATACAATCTACTTGACCAGCCAATCTTAGGTGGTCACTGTACAAAAATTGTTCAATACAATGAATGTTATCTATCTTATCAAGGTAAGTACGCATGTTATTAAACATGTCAGTCTCTACAAAGGATAACTTTTCGGTGTTAAGTTCTTCATTATTGAGATAATCTTCACAGACACCGTGTATTTTGGTTCCTCTAACTGAGGATTGGCGAGATATTTTGTTCGCCTGTTGTTCTCCTACCTTTTTTCGCCATGCTTTGATGGCTGGTTTGATTTTATATCCCAGAACGGTGGTGACAGAGGGGTATCTATCACCATTATCCGTTACATAAGTGCGTTTCCCCTCATAATTTTCCCTCATAAGCTGTGGGAAAGCGTGTTTTTCTTCAATATGTGCAAACATTACGAAATTTCCTATTATTATGTGACCATTATACTAGCTTTTTAAGCAAATGTCAAGTACCATATTCCTCTTCATAGCGGATTCTTGAGATTAAATACTCTTTTACTAGGTCAGATCGGACGATATCATCCTCACTGAACTCAAAAGTCCTAAATGAAGGCATATTTTCAGCAATAACCATGAATTTTTGCAATCCACTCATATCACCTCTCTTATATAGGTCAGTTTGACGGAAGTCTCCACAGAATATAATCTTACTATTGTGTCCTACGCGAGTTATAATTGAATTTATTTCCATGTCATTCATATTTTGACATTCGTCAACAATAATGACGGAGTTATCAAGTGTAATTCCTCTTACGAATGATGTAATCATCCATTCTACATATTTTTGTTCGATTAGTCTCTGGAATGCCTGTTGTTTTGTTGGGAATAAGTCGGAACACATATCAATATATGGTTGCATGTACACCGCAGTCTTCTCTGTTTCATCGCCTGGCAAGTGTCCTATTTCTCTTGATGGGACTGCTGACCTAATAACGACTACTTTCTTGTATGGGTTTCCTCTTTGTAAAACCTCTTCTAATGCTCTGTATAAGGCAATATATGTTTTACCTGTTCCAGCGCACCCATGCAACAACATCGCCTTGCAATCTTTTTTATATTCTGCAAAAAAGTGTCCTTGGGTTTCTGTTAGAGCATCGATTGTAATTAAATCCTCAATACGCATTTTTAAAGTTGATTTCGCTTTTACCTTTTGTACATCGGAATTTAAATTCTCAATTACTTGTAGGTTGGTTTTGCGTCTTGGCATGTGGTAGTTCTCCAGATGGGTTATGGGTTAAAGAAATATTCCATCACAAAGATTTTAATTACATATCTTCTCCTTAATTGTAAATTGCTGAAAGTGGTAGAACCTCTATTGAGTTGATTATTCTTTTGATGCTCTTTTTACAAGGCTCGGATAATACTTGACTATCAAGACAGTCATGCATTTTGTCTATGACAAATTCTGGTTCTAGTGTGCGGAGGTCTTTTCTTACCCATTTTTTGATATCGTCTAAATCATCGGATATATTTAGACATAAGAGAACAAGATAAATATCCTCTTCGGTATATAAATTTATTCTATATCCAGTAGGTTCCCATTTTCGTTTAGTAGGAAACCTTAATATGTTACTCATATTATTAGCTTCTCACCAACCTTGATACCAAACTTTTCGTGACTTTCGATACAAGGATGGCCCCTTGGTAATCTTTTAATAATATTGCCCCCTAAAGGGTCAATTTTCATATCTTCTATTATATACTTATCTATTTCAGATTCTATAAATTCGATTTGTTCGCTGAATTCTGGGGATGTCAAATCAAAGTCATATTGTTTTTCATACCATTTCATGTCGAATGGGTCTAACATGGGTAGGATATAAAATTTGATATCATGTGTCTTGCATATATTAACTATACTATATATTTCTTGCATAAAATACCAAAACAAAGTGTATACGCCTTTTATAGTCATATATTTTCTAGCAAAGTGTAAATCACCTCTTCTTTCAGCATCAGTAGCGATAACTAAACTCCTCGCACTACCAATAGACCCAAAATTAAAAACTAACATTTCGTCTTCAGCAAAAATCATTTCTCTAGCAAATCCAGTGAGACCAATGACTATTGCTTCTTTTTCTTTTTCATACAATCCTTCTATGATATGTTGCATAATCAGACCTTTTACCTGTGTCATAGAACAACCATGTATACCATGATTATAAGGTCTAACCTTTAAAAAATTAGATGTGTGTTGACACCAAGACAACTGTTTTTCTAATTTTTGTTTTTTCTTGAAAAGAAGTTCTCTACCAAGTTTTCTTCTATAGTAATCTTCTACAGGTTCTTTTGGTTGTTGCGCCATTTCTTTTGGGGATATCCCCATTGGGTCTGGCATTTCCTCATCTAAGAGTTCTTGACCAGCAACATAGGAACACCCATAGAAGTGAAGTCCGTCTATCTTTATAGTCTCACCATTATGGTACTTTATCTCACGCACACTTTAACTCCATACTTCTTCTCAAATCTAGCTGCATCTTTCTCATCATTAACTATTGGTTCACCCTTAATGTTCAAACTAGTATTTAGAAGAATAGGATGACCACTATGTGTTTTCCATCTCCTCAACAACTGAGATAACCCACTGTGTTGTTCGTCATTGACAGTCTGGACTCGACTAGTTCCATCTTTGTGTACTATAGCAGGAAACAGTTTTGGTTCTTTACATCTAACGACATGTTGCATATACGGTGATTGGAATCCTTCTGGTACATCAAAATACTTGTGTACTTCTGATTGTAATATAACTGGTGCAAAGGGTCTAAACTCTTGTCTCTTTTTAATTTTGTTAACCACATCTTTCATTTGAGAACCCTTTGGGTCTGCGAGTAAACTTCTATTACCTAATGCTCTTGGCCCAAACTCCGCCCTACCATTTGCGACACCAACTATTTTCGATGCG